CTAGGACCAACATCAGATTGAACATCATACATGCCCACAGTAGGATTAAAGATCACATTTACAATCTGCTGATTGTTATCAAGCTCCTGCTGTCCATCAAGCTTTTGATAAGGCTGTTTTGCCTTAGGATCAAGGGTGACATTTAAAATAGTATTGTCTCTAGCTTCAATGCGAAGCACTCGCTTTGTGTCATATACCTTTGGGATAAGATCAATTAAAATCTTACCAGTAAAACGAATAGCGATAGCCTGATTATCAATGAAATGATAAGTAGCTCTATCACCTTGACGCTGCCTAGCGTTAATCGCAACACCGGATTTAGCGTTTTCATTCTCTCCCATTTGTGCCTGATACTGACCAGACACCATCATCATTTCATTCTGTGCAATTTCCATCTGCTGCACATAAGCTGCTGATGGTTGAGGAGGCTGAAGACGTTGAGGAGCAGGAATTGGATTTCCTTCATCGTCAATATGATTATATGGGAGAACAGACAGATTATCTAAATTAGCTCTCTCATATAAATCTTCATATCCTTCAATTGCAGCAGCAGAAGCAGCAATGGGAGATTTAGTTTGTAATGCACCAAACTCAACATTCGCAGATGAATTGACATTATAAATACGCTGAGGATCAAGCAAGGCTCTAGTGTGACCTTTGCAATCCCAATTTCCATCAATTACTGTCTCAGTACCAACTAAGCGAACAATGGGAATATATTTGCCAAGCCATTTTTTACGATCAATGATAACATTGCCAGCAATTTTAAACCACTCAACTTCCTCGCTTAGCTCCTCCTGCTCACGGTAAGTTCTTTCTTCCTCAGGTAAGTCATCCTCACGATTTTTAATTTCATTAAACATATCGCGGCTATCTTTATCAAGCTTGCTCCACTTGACAGGGCCTATTTCTTCTTCAGTCTCAGGGAGAACAAAATAAACTAACTTATCTTCCTTTTGAGACTTCCTAAAATATTCACAAACTCTAACATGCTTGTCATTGTACCAGCCTTGATAATCATCATCAAAAATAGCGTTGCCAACATCTTTAAATTTAGGGTGTTGAGCCTCATATAAATCCTTTGGCATATCATCAAAGATAAAGCCAAACCAAGCATCAGAGCCATCTACTTCATTTATGTTCGGATCAAGATACACATTGCGAGGATCTTTAATGCGGCGAATAAAAATCTCTTTATCGAATGTACCAGCAATTTTTTCTACGTTAACTCGCCAATAGCCCCACCCTGCTTGTACTTGAAACATTGCAGCATTATCATAGACGTTTTCAGCACTTGAAATATATTCAATGTGCCTAACAACTTCCTGAAATACTTGAGCAGCTTCAAAGCTGGCTTCATCACCAACAGGACGAATATTTACTCCCGGCTTATTCTGCTTTCCATCATTTATGATTTGTAAATTATGCTGAGCAGTTTTGTTAATAGTGAGGCAAGGACGAGAGTTAGTAATACGATCACCAACTACCCAATTATCCCACTGATACATATTATTGCTATCGCCATTGGCGAATTTGTAATCATAATCAAAGTAAATTCGTGCTTGGCTTTCCCAAGTCTCGCAAGCCTTGAAACGCTTTTTCGCTTCAAGAATAATATCTTCATCGCCATCCTTATAGCGACTATCCTTAGTGCCAAATGATGTACCCCAAGCCATTAATTTTTACCCCATCCATGCTCTAGGCTGCTGCGATAGTGGCACCACTTTTCTAGGTGGCGGCTTCTTGCTATCTGCTTCAGTTTTTAAACTTAACGCAAGTGTTTGGAAAGCATCAGCCCCGTGGCTCCAAGGCGTATCATGATCAGGCTCCTTAGAGAAGTTGCCAGTTTCTTCATTTACCTTATATGCATATCTCGAAAGACATTGCCAGCCATCAGCCGTGTTAGCTTCATCAAAATTACACAATTCAAAAATTGTTCTAGCGGCATTTATACCAACTGCTTTTTTAGCAGGCTTGTTCACAACTATAACCTTAGCGTTAGGAAACGCTTTCCTAGTCATAGATGCGATAGAGCGGGCAGCTAACGTCTCATTATCAGCATCATGCGGCTGATAATGTACTGAATAATTGTAAGGCTTACTTTGTAAGTGCTCTATGTAATGCGGTAACTTCTTAAGTCTATTCTCATAGTAATCAATAATATTAAATTCTAAACCAACTCTTTGAACAAACCAAATAGCAGTCTTGTCACTGTGCCCCAAGTCCCAAGCGGTAAATACGGGCTTAGTAGGATCATGAGGAACGCGCCTCCTGCGACCATCCAACAGACATTGTTTAATTTCATCTGCATAGATAGCACCATCAAGAGTTTGCTTAGTAAAGCCTTCCCACACTTCTAAATATTTTGTATTGTCGTTTTGCTTTAACAAATTCATTTCCCGCTTCAGGTCAGGCGGGAACCACTTGTTATCGTAATAATTGATCTTTTCTACAAAAGCATATCGCTCCATTTCACCAGTAACTTCATTTGGTAAAAATGCAGGAGCGTATTTATCCCTTTCCAGCACATAACGCTTATAGACTTCATCGTCATCTAATTCAGGATTGAAGCTAATCCATACCTCAGGACCGAGTTTAAATGGTCCTCCCATGCCATCCTTAGAGCTTTCATGCTTACCGCGAATTGTTGGCATAAGCTTATCTAAAGAAGTTTTAGAAGTATTGTTAGCTTCATCTATCCACGCTATATCAATCCTAGATAGAGACTTGATTGAATTGATTTTATAACGTAAACCAGAAAAGATAAATCTGCTGCCAGTTAAGGTACAAGTAATGGACTTCTCTTTAATATCGAAAGCCCATCCTAAATTATAAAAATCAATGTAGTTCTCAATTGTGCTCTTAACGCTTTCATCAATAGAGTTTTGAATTTCACGCAAACAAAGAATACGCAATTTCATCTTCATTGCGAAAATAATTAAAGCAATAGCATATCCATCCGTCTTACCTGCTCCACGTCCACCATAGCCAATTTTTAAACGAGCAGGCTCAAAAAGAAACGCTAGCTTTTCGTTAAATTCAATTTCCATTTATCGCCAAAGAACAGTAATGTCTCCACCAACAGTAGTAGCGCAAAGCCCTGTACTGAAGGCAGCATTAATCAAAATGGAAGTTTGAGCCGTAGTAGTGAAGGTGCCAATTTTAGCACCAGAGCAAGCGGTATTATTATAAAATACTACACTAGTTCCAGCGGTATTGACTGTAAATCCTTGAAGTGTACCAGCAGAAGTTTTAATTACAGTATCAGTGCTAGTAGTAATATTTGTAAAGCTAGCTCCACCTTGATATACAGGCAGAGGGCTAGTGTTACTTACGCTCTCACAGCTAGGAATGCCATTAGTGCTAGTCTGACCATTTAAAAAACAAGGATTTCTAGTAGTCTGAGCCAATGCTAAAGACGGAAGCAGGCTCAGAATAAAAATTAAAATAAGCTTTTTCATTTTAAAATCCATTGAAAAGCCGGGCCATTTCTGACCCGGCTAGTTTTAAGTTAAGCGCTTTCAACCTTATACCAAGTAGCGACACCAGCAGCAGTTTCCTTCAAACACTTATAAATAGCGTTTTTACTAGCTGTCTGTGCAAGCACCGCGTTCGCAGCACTAGGGAAGATAATATCTCCAACAGCAGGAAACACACCTAAAGCATTGGCACTAAGATTAACAATCATAATCTCCATACCAACCTTCCCTTTAGGAAGCCTGATAGCGTCATTAGCATTAGCAGTAGTAACAACTGCTCCTGCTGAAGTGATGGCTGTACCACCAGCCTGAGTTTGAGTAGTTGACGCTGTAACAGCCTGTTGAGAAGAAGTTAAAGCATCAGTTACAGCATTAGCCCAAGCACCGGGCAATAACTGGCGACTAGGAATAAACCTCTGTACTAGTTCACCCCAATTAGGTAACGGCATAGCAGTAATCCTTTCTTTTGTTTGATTGGATTACTGTGTACGATACCAAACACCAGCAGTAGCGCTAGTTTTGCTGTAAATCCATTCCATACAGGATGCCGCACCAGTCACAACCGGAACAAGCATAGCCTGAGAGGTAACAGTAGAGCCGAAAGTATTGCCAGTACCAGCGCCCATAGTCAAAGCGGTAACAATCTGAGTACCGCAAAGCCCAAAGCGCTGACCGTTGTAAGGAGTAGTAGAAGAAGCAGCCGGAAGATTAACAGTTAAAGCAGCGATAGTACCAGCAGGAGTAACAATAAGCTGGCGAGTTTGAGCATCTACCGTAATAACATCGGTAGTGACCGGAGTGTTAATGACAAGCTTACCACCGCCCATAGCCGTAATAGGCATATTGACAGTAGCAGGAGCTTGACCAGACGGCAAGTGAGTATCTGATAAAACAGTTTCAGCACCAGTAACAGCCGTAGGACCAGCCGGAGCATAAGCCCTACAAGTGCCTCCATTGCCGTAGCTAGTGCACTGAGTATCAGCCGGAATACCAACGGTAGGAAAGCCTGCTCCCTGACCACCAGAACCACCAGTCTGAGCAACAGCTAAGCTAGCAGACAACGAAAGAAGAATAGCTAAGCCAAGTTTCTTAATCATAGATAAAGCTCCATAGGTTGCATAAAATCAGAAATACTAACTAGCCTTTACTAACTTAACTCCAATCGGGCTTTCTACATTAGCTATTTCTGATTTAGCATTCGGAGTATTATCTACTACCACAACTGGCTTTGCATTCTCAGCCCTAACTAATTTAATAGTTAGTTCATTGTTGGTAATATTCTTAGTTGAAGCGTCAACATCAATCTTAGTAGTGCCGGTATATCCAGCAATGTCAGAATATAACTTATAAGCTTTTAATCTTTCTTCCGGCTCAATTGTGGGGACCAATACCCCATTTTTTAAAACTTTTTCACCCTCTGCCAGAAGCAACACCTTAGCGGCAAGCTGCTCCCTGTCAAGCAAAGGCTGGCTCAGTTCAACAGTTTTTAAATAAATATCGCGAGAAGCTATAACGATTGGATCATTCAACCAATTAGCTGCTGCCCACAATGCTTTATTTGTCTCCTCGCCAAATACTTTGCAAGCTGCTTCAAATGTATTGACAGCTTTAGCTAGCTCAATGCCAAATTGCTTCTTTAATTTTTCATCTGATTGATAAGCAGGAGCCTCCTCCTGCACTCCACCAGCAGCCCAAGGCGAGCTAGTCCAACCGCTTGCAGGAGCGGACTTTTCTACTGTAAAGGACCAGTCTTTTATCCAAGGCTGAGGCTGCATTTGCGATGCATAACAGAAAAAAGGGCGGCTGAAAAGCCACCCTTTTAACCCTGCGCTTTACACATTGGGGACAGGACCAATCGCCTATAGTTTCTCAGGAGTACGTCCGTCCTGATCTATGGCACCACTCTTACACTACCCTAAACGGACAATCAATACCCCATCGCTATCAGCTTCATCATTTTCCCCAATCACATCACCCTTAACCACAGCCTTTACGACAAAATTAGGGCCGATAAGCTTAGGACGGAAACCAGACTTAACATCAAGGCGCGGTCTATCGCCATCTAATTGCACTGTACCATCTTCATTACGCTTTTTGACGTTAATGGCTACATCTTCCATTACATCATCACCATTTTCATCCCGTTCAATCTCAGAGCTTTGCTTACGGTACTGATCAACTTGCTTATGCATTTTAGACATTAATGCGTCAGTAGTTTGACCTTTACCAACAGGAATAAACATTCCCTGATTAAGCTCTAGCTCCTCGAATGGATATTTAAACTTCACATGGCCTATTTCAGGAAGGAAATGATTAAGCCTGAAGTTGGCATTGTCAATGATGCGATGGTCCTCATACTGAGCTTCATTATCGCCCTGAGGCTCAGAGGTAGGATGCATAGATACGATTGGAGCATGAATTAGCCCCATGTCTTTACCGCCCTGCTGCTGATCCTGAGACGCGATTTGAGCATGATCCACAGCATCCGGGTTAGGATGCTTAGGGGCGGGCGGGGAAGCGTTCGGTTTGGTGCCGGGGTTAGCTTGGCTCTGATCAGGCCAAGCCTGCTGCTGCGCTTCTGTGTTCATTTGTCAGCCCTTTGAGAGTGAGAGGATGGGCAACGCGAGGGAGGAAGGAAGGTTCCTGCCCACAAATGGTTAAAGCTGGTGCGCTCTGCCGGGGTCGAACCGGCATAGCTGTAAAGCTGAGGGATTTTAAGTCCCTTGTGTCTACCAGTTCCACCAAGAGCGCATTAGTTATTAATTAGCTTTAGTCATATCGCCAGATTGCACTTGATGGAGCTTCATTTTTCTTTGCATCAAAGCTTCACCCATAGCGCCGTGCATCTGCTCTAGAACTTCATATGTCATTGCTACAGTAACTACAGGCTCAAGCCCATTTTGAGTGTTTAGATTAAATTGAATGATAGGCAATTCATTCATTTGAAGGTTTAGCCCATTTACATATATAGCGGCCATCACTTCACCTTCAATTCCTTCTTAATCGAATTAAAATAAGCCCCTGCTGACCTAGCAGAAATGAGGCTATCCCAAATGTCTCTCGAAACATCTACGTAGACATAGACTTTGCCGTTTGTAAACGTAACAGTTAGCTCACTCGTTTCTGTATTGTAGCTGGCATTTGACAGCATAGAGCTATTAAATTGAAAGTCAATATTCATCTATTCATCCTCACTGTCTGTTCTAATGATAACCTCATTATATTCATCAGCAGCATCTACATCAATCACTTTACCAAAGTGAAATACACCAACTTCTTTATCATCTTGATTTAAGGATTGAAGCTTTAGGATTAATTCTTTAACATTCATCTATTCAACTCCCATTGCATCATTCCTATTCATAGTCTCAACACTATGACCATTCATAACAGCCCAAAACGTAAGCCGTCCTAATCGCCTCCTGTCAGCCTCATTAGCATAATCCAATTCAGTTTCAAATACTACATCATCATTATTTTTTAAATCAATGATAAATACCTTAATCGGGCAGTAGGAGTTGTATTCAGTGCGCTTGTTTTCAGCGCCGGGAATGTACTTATTCCAAGGCATTTTGTTTTTTCTCGCTGCAAATATAATCAGAATTTAAATCTAAAGGATTGACTTTTCTACAATTGAATAAGGCAGGAGCAGGGATGCAGTAACCACTAGCACCATTATAACCAGCAGCTAGCTTTTCGCATTGCTCTTTTGGATATTTTTCAGGAATGACTACAGAGCCATAACCTAATTTAATAATTAAAAACATAAATTCCATTCTCTCATTCCTTTGGTAAAATTCCATCATTAGTTTTTAAAAAACTACCCGATAGAGTTAGCTCCTCCATCTTCTTATAAACTTCAAGCTGCTTCTTACTAATGAAAGTAACATCACTTTCAGTATAAAATTTGTAAAGAGCATCTAACACTTCACGCTCATTTGCGCGAGCAATGTAGTCTTTAAGGATGGAGTGATAAAGTCGCAAAATAATCTGGTCAACTCTATGACGCTCAATGTCTACATCTATAGCATACTTCATTCTTCCATTCCTCATTTAATCATTAAAAACGCGGCTGACTTAAACCCTCGTAAAAGCCAGCCGCGCTGTGATGCAGTATCATTAGGTAATAAAAACTCAAATCAAGTGCTCTACCTTCCTTTCGTACTATCGACTTAGCCGGAAAGTCAATAGTCTTACTACGGTTTCTAGAGCTTATCCTTATGCAGTTTTCTTGGAGAGGAAGGAGAAAGTTGCCAGCTAGCAACCCTGAAACCCACCATTCCTAAACCGCTACGTTTAGTCCTGCATAAGGCTTGTATTAGTTAGAGAATACGCGAGATAAGCGCACCATCCTCAGGAGCAGTCCAACCACCAGACTGATAGCCCTTGGCAACCGGACGGATAGCAAACTTACGGTTATACTTCTTCACCGGAAGGCTAACAGTCTCAGTCTGCTTGCTGCCATCAGGATTAAGCTTAGCCTTCTTAGTCTGAGGGTCGCGTACAGCGCGGGTAACAGTCTTAGTCTTACCAACGCCATTTTCCATAATCTGCTCACTGTACTTTTCATTCTGAGCAGACACAGTAGAGCTAAGAGCCTTCACAGCATCCTTCTTCTTATGCTCACTATTGGCAGAGAAGAAAACACCACCAACCGGCAAATCGGCAAACGGATACTTAGTCGGCGCACCGCTACCAGAAGTATTGCCACGGCGCTTAGCCGGGGGAAGCTCAACACCAGTAAGAATGGCGTAGCTCGACTTGGCAGCGCCATCAGACTGAGTAACATTGCCTTCATTAGCCTTCAAATACATGCTGCCAGCCTGAGTAGCGCGGCAAATGATTTCATTTGGATTAGCAGGATTAACAATTTCCTTGTTAACCTCAATCAACTGAGGATCATGGTTAATCATAGGAACGCCAACTTCAGAGCTAACATAGACAACATCACCAGAAGCAGTAGCGTCAACAATTTCCTTCAACTTTACAAGATCAATCATTTCTCAATTTCCTTTTGCGTTTACATGACTAGGGAACATTCCCTTAATTCAATAACTACCTATTTAGCATTTGGTTTCTTTTCGTCAAGCTCTTTTTCTATCTTTTGTGGACAGTCAGCAAATAATTTTTCGCCT